GACGTGCTTATCAATCGAAGACTAATATTTCTCTTAGACCGCAGTTACCGCAAAAAAACGATTACTTTCAAACGAATGAACAGCCAAGCGTAGCATTAGAGCCAATTGTAAGGGAAATGTCAGAAAATTACATTTATGAAGTGACAGGAGTGACGCCAGAAATGGTGGCGAAGGTAGAAAGTACGAATATAGATAAGAAGATACCTACTCTTGCTACTAAGTGTTATCGCCAAGCATCTTGGCATGATGCCATTTATGGTAAATATTTTGTCATGGATAATGGGCAATTGGTTCCTAAGTCGCGGTGTGTGTATTCCACGAATAATATGACTATACCTAAACGTATAAAAATGATGCAAGGGTTTTCAAATGATATGGCGTATAGAGGAGAAGGGTTTCAGACCTTTCGAACGTTGGCCACGAGAGCACTTAAGTTATTGAAGCGATTTACTATTGGAGACAGAAATCCAGCATTAAAATTCCGGTATTCTCCTGAAGATGTAATTATGTTTTTAAAATTAAATACATCTGGGGGAATATTTTCGATGAAATCAGGTAAGATGAAAACAGGGATAGGAAATGTTGAGTATCATAATTCTGGTAAGAAATTATATATATTAGAAGCCGCAGGTAGAGCTTTTCACGCCTGGATGGTTGATGTATATAATGGTAATGATGTTCCTTTTGTGGCTTGGTGTGTGATAAGAGCTAAACAGGAATGGAAAATACTAGAGGCTGCTATATCTGAGGAAAATCTACAGAAGTTATCAGAGAAGTTGAGAGAATTCTTTATACCAAGTTTAAATGTTATTTTTTTATCTTGGATATTAGGAAATGCTCGCTATAAATTTGACCGAGGTCGTTTATATACTATAGGCGTGTCTTGGTTTAGAGGAGGAGCGCAGCAATTAGCTACTTCTATGTGCTATGAGATGGAAAAAGATTTACTCTGGGCAGACGGGGACATTACGGCGTTAGACAAGCATGTTCCTGATTTTATGATAGCTCTATATGTTCTTACTTTGAATTGGTATTATGATTTTTCTGGGATGACAGAGAAAAATGCGAATTTTGTAAAAAAATTAATACGAACCTTAGCAACTTTAATGACTCATAAGCTAGTCCAGCATTTAGGCGGTTTTTGGGAGTTCGTAAGAGGAGTAGTGTGGTCGGGAGGTTTAGAGACTTCTCACTGTGATACTTTTGTTAAAGCTTTGGTTTGGTTTTGTTACATTATATCGTGTGTTGATATAGCTCCCGGCTTTGAAGGAATGATAATGGAATTTGCTATTCAAGGTTTTTTGTTTATAATAGTATATGGAGATGATCATATATGGTGTTACCCTCGATGTTTAAGGTGGTTGATCAATGTAGAAGGATATGCTAAATTTTTAAAGGCAACCTTTAATATGGAATTGAGAGATTATAAGGAGTATGAGTCGCTTATATCAGTACCGTCTCCAGATGGGGGGTTGAAAGTAGTAGGCCCGAAATTTTTAAAACGATATTTTATTCGATCTACTAATCCCTTACACCCTCCAATTATCTCATACAAACCTATAAGTGGTACGATGATACGATTATTGCTTCATACTAATGAGGAGAATGCGATAGACTACTTTTTGTCTAGTGTAGGACAAGCTTATGATGCTCATGGAAATAAAATTTCATATGATAATGTCTTGCTCTTTCACGAAACTCTTAAAGCTAAGTTTAGTCTAGGAGAACCTTCTCAGTATTTAGCAGCCGCTATGGCAAGTGATCGATCACGTGGGCGAATAATAAAGTTGTCCAGAAGATTAGGAATGTTACCAGAGGAAGTATTTAAGGCCTTTCCAACATGGGAGAAATTAGAAGAGATGAATATTTATGACCCTCATAGGGTCCGATATGATAATGATCAAGCAAATTTCTTGGACTCTATTTTTTTCGTGTGATTCAA